TCGGTGCGCTTTTTATTTTTATCGAGACGATGAATAAGAAGCACGGTATCAGCATCCTGCTCGATGCTGCCGGACTCGCGGAGGTTTGAGAGCTTTGGCTTGCTGCCCTCGTCGGCGTCGCGGTTGAGCTGCGCCAGGGCAATAATTGGGATGTTGAGTTCCTTGGCCGTGGTCTTGATCGCCTTAGAAATCTCACTGACCTCGAGCGCCCGGCTCTCACCAGCGCGACGGCTGGACCCGTGCATGAATTGCAAATAATCGACGACAATAAGGCCGATGCCATACGCGGACTTTGCCCGACGAGCCCGGCTGCGAAACTGCGCCACCGTGAGCCCTGGCGTATCGTCGATGTAAAGTTTTCCACGGGCGAGCTTCGAGGCTGCCGCCGAGACATTGACCAACGCCGTGGACGGCAAAAAGCCATCGCGAACGCGCTGCAAATTGATCTTCGCCTCCGTGCATAGCGCCCTCACCATAAGCTCTTGCTCCGGCATCTCGACCGAGAAAACCAACGTCGGCACCTGGCACTCCTGCACTGCATGGAAAGCAAACTGCATCCCGAGCGCCGACTTGCCACAAGCAGGCCGCGCCGCCACCACGATCATTTGACCACCAAGCCACCCGCCGGTCGAACGATCCAGATCGTGTATGCCGCTGGCCAACCCCACCGTCTGCCCACGGTTCGCATACACCTTCTCGATGTGCTCGACCGCACGCAATACCGCCCCCTTGCAATGCTTCACCGCACTCTCGCGACCGATATTTTCGCGCAAGCCATATAAAACTTGCTCGCAGCGCTCTTGGGCATCCTCCACCCTCGTAGCCGCATCTCGCGCTTCCTGCGCCATCCTCATCGCCGCAGCGAGGATTTCTCGACGCTTCCATGAGTCAAGAACCTCATCGGCGTAAAAATCCCAATTTGCCGCGCTGGAAATGTCCACCGCCAACTCGGCCAAATACCCAGCCCCGCCGACTTTTTCCAGCTCGCCAGCCTTATCAAAAGCCGTGGTCACAAGCGTAAGGTCCACCGGCAAAGCCTTCTCCCTCATCACCGAGACCATCTCCAAGATAGACTGGTTCGCAGGCCACGCCAAGTGCTCAGGCTGAAGTTTTTCTAAAACCTCATCGGCAATCTTGCCACTCTGCAACGCGGCAGCCACCACCGCACGCTCCGCATACGGAGCCTCTGGCAAAGAACTCACACTCATCCAACGATCCTCCTCAACGCCATGCGCCGCGCCTTCGATAACGTAGAGCCAAACCCAAGCAAACTAAACACCTTGCACTGAGCACGCGGCAACTCACGCTCCCCCACCACCGTCACCCCGTCCTCATCATAGACGGGCTCCATCATCTGCCTCAATTCAAACACCCCAATTTGGTAATGCAGAAAATCATACTTCGCATCCGGGCGGTGATCCACCACCAGGTGACGAATAGGGTCGTTAGGTTCCAGTTTTATTTCATTATTTATCATAGGTTTAATTACTGCGTATTGTTTTATTCCAAGGTGCCGATTTTTCAGTTTGTAAAGAAATTCACATTTTCCAAAATAGTTAATGTCTTCATCGAACTCATGTTGCGTCATGCGACCGCCTCCCGTTCTTTTATTTTTTGGCGAACATAGCTCTTCATGCTATCGGGCAATGCTGCCCACGTTGTGCAGTTGTAACTTGCATCTTCATCGGTAATTATATCCTGCCAACCATCCGGCTCCACTTGCTCCAGGCGGCGACCAACCGTGAACGAAACGCCCTGCTTGGCAGCCCAATCCCGCCCCCGAGCGATCTCGCCGGTCAGGTTATTGAGCAACGTAGCCAAATCACGCCTACGAAATTGCGCCGCAGCACCTTCTGTCTGGCGATACACCCACTCCAACACCCTCCACTCCTCCTCGTTCAGCCCCGCCGCCGCTTTTTTATTTTTTATCCAAGCACGAAGAGTCGATGAATCGAGATGCGAAGTATCGCGAATGCGAAACAATCCACGAAATCTCCCGAGAATCGGATCTTCTTTTTCAGGCGTAGAAATCTCTTCATTGTCCCCACTGGGGACTATAGGGGTATTATCTATTCTATTCTTATCTAGGTCATCAACCCGTAATGCATCCGTCATATTGGTTGTATGACGATCTGATGATGATGCTCTGTATTTTGATGACGCCTTGGCCATCACAGCGCGTCTTTTTGCAGACACTCCATTATGCTCATCGAAACGTGCAATCTCCACGACGTCTTCACTTTCCAAAATCCAACCGACTTTTACCAAGGCGGCTCCAAATCCTTTCAATCCCGTCTTTCGGTCGATAGCTCCAAGAGAGAGTCCTTCAAGCCGTCCATCCGTGGTCTGATCGTCGGCCATTGACCATACCCAATACAGGGCTCCGATAACTTCCGCTTCGCGCTTGTTTGTCATGTCGCAAATCTTGGCGATCCGAGGATCATCCCAAAGGTTGCTGCGCATTTTTATCCAGTTTGACATATTAAAAATTCCCCCATCTATTTTTGCCGTTATTTTTTTGAGGCTCCCTATCTTTCAACCATTTACCCAAGGCTTTATTCATCTCCAATGGGCGGATCGCCGTCTTGTAGCCAACCCGGCCATCATTAGCGTCCAGAGCTTGGAAATTGATTTCCTCGCCGTTTTTTTTCATAAAGCCTCCTTTTGTGAAGCCATCTCCACCGTTTGAGGCACCCGGCGCAGACACGCCAAAGTGAGCAAAGCATCCTCGAGGCAGTTGTGTATCTTGCCAGCGCGAGACATGCCCAAAGCCCCAGCAATCGCGTTGAGGTTCAATTTAGGGTTGCCATCCTTGCCAAGCGGCAAATCAAGCCCACCGGCCTCGTAGGACAACCACGCCGCGCTCTGCAAGCAGATCATCCGATGCCCAAGCGGCAACGACACCCCAGCACGCTCCGCCGCCGCCAGAAGAAACGCCCGGTCAAATGCCGTATTGCACCCTGCCAGCACGGCATAACGCCGCTGCCCAAGCCACAAAACGAAGTCCTCCATCACCTCACGTTCCGGGCGCCCGTTTTTTTCCAAATGCTCCAAGGTGAAGCCATTCACATCGAGCGCTTCTTTTTCCACAAGCCACTCGCTGCTTGGTGAAATCAACGCCGTAAACGCCTCACCATCCAACGAATCAACCGCAGAGAAGGACAACAACGCATGACGCGCCGGGTCCAACCCGCCAGTTTCCGTATCTACGCACATGATCCGTGTTTTCATTCCTTATCCTTCCAGCGGTTTCTTTTTTTGTTTCGCTCACGTTCCTCCTCCACCCCAAGCTGATAGCACGCAGCCATCGAGCACAGGCAGATCACCACCCAAGCCAAAGCACTCATCCAGCTCATACCCCCACCTTTGGACGGAAACGCATCCCCACCGGCTCCCAAATGTTATCCATACCCATCCGTGCCGAGATCATCTCACCACAGCGGTAATACCGGCTATCGCGCACACGCATCAGCCCCACATTCATCACGCCCACGTCACCAGTAGGTATATGAACTTGAAGCAGTAATTTATTCGGAACATGCCGAAACACCTTCACCTTTACAGGCGCATCTTTTTCCGGCTCCTCGACCGGCTCGTTTTTTTTATTTTTCATTTTTTTGTTCATGCTCAGAGTTCGTATGAACCCCTTTGCTAAAAATTTTCTGTGCACCCAAATCAGTGCATCCTGATGGGGGGGGGCCAAAAATTCCGACCCCCTCCCCCCCCTCCAAATCAACGGCCACGGCCTCGACCTCGACCGGCTCGGCGGCGCAAGTGGCATCCAAAGTGGCTACCCGCTGGCCTCCTGCGTAGGTGAAACATTCTGATTCGGTATCAGAGACCAGCTCGACCAGGCATCCCGATCCGTCCGATCCGCCAGATCCGTCCTGCCCCTTTTGTTCCGACTCGCTCCCGTGTGGACCGGTTGCCGGCAGCACCTCAGCCTCGAGCACCGGCAGGTTGGCCAGCATCTCCGAGAGTTTATCCTGGTTGACTTCTACCTTCTCCACCCGGCTTGTTGCCTCACCGCTTAGGAGCTGCATCTTGTCCACCATCACGGCCGCAACGATGGCCGCGTCCTTGGCGTTCTGGATACAAGGCACCAGTTCGATGGCCCTCTCCACCGAAAGCCGGGCAGCCCGCCGAACATCCCGCAGCAAATCCTTTTTATCCTGCTCTATAGAAAACCCTTCCCGATCTCTCACGGCGCAAACCGTGTTTCGACTCACCCCAAGCGCCCGAGCCTGGGCGGAAATACTCAGCCCCTCGGCGCTCATCCGAATAATCGCCTGGTAAGCATCCGGCCGGCGGGCAAGCAACCGCTCACCGGTGAACTCCCCGACGCCTTCCAGCTTCTCGGCACTCAATTCCTCAAAATTAAAAAGAAAAGGCGCGGCAGACTCGGCGGCCTTCATGGATTGCAAAGGGGTGGATTCCATAAAAACAAAAAAAGGCGTCGCGGCCTACAGAGTGGACGCCAACCCGCGAGCCGGGCGGGTATAGAGGCCCGATCCCGAGCGCCCAGCATCCAAAGCACGTTTGACGCTGGACTCTGGCACGAGAATGCGATCCCCGAGCCTCACGTGCGGAAACGTCCCGTCATGCAATCGGCCATGCAAAGCGGTGCGAGAAATGCCAAGCAGCTTGCACAACTGCGCCGGCGAATAATGTTGCTCGATCATTCGGCCATCCTCCAGGCTGCCCACCCGCAAAAAACGGCGGGCGCAATCTTCGCGGCAAATTCCAAAAAATAACCGGCGCACCGGCACACATCGTCCGGGCTCATCGTTCCACCTCCACGGAAAACGGCCAGAGACCAAACCGAGCAAAAAACAGGCGGCGAGCCTGGGCAACGTCGAGGGCGCGGAAATACTCCCCGAAAGGACCGCACAGCGGATCCATCGCTCGGCACAAAAAAAGGCGGTTCATTTTACCGCCTCCATTCCCCTGACAACATCAGACTTTGTCTGACATCCAGCCCGCAAAAAAAACGCAAGCGCTTCACGAACCACGTCTGAATTACTGCACATCCGCCGTTGTGCTTCAGCAGCCAACAGCCCGCCAAGCGGCTCCGGAAGCCGCGCCGATAGTTTCATTCCTTTGGATGATGTTTTCATCGACGCGGACAATGTCAGACAATGTCCGAAGTGTCAAGTGGGGAAAAATACTTATTTGAAAAAGATCGGCACTTGTCCGACAATGAAAGCGTGAAAACTAAAAAAATCGACGTTCGCTTAGATCAAGACCTTTTTGATTCAGTGGACGCTTTTGCAAAAAATTCAAGACTTAGCCGATCCCAAGTTGTCGAGCGGGCTTTGTTGCAATTCTTTGGTCACAGCCTTGCCGAAGACCCTGTTCAATACGGTTTGGGAAAAACCTCTCCCCAGGACAACTCCCCCAATGTTTTCACACCGTCCAAAACCTCCGCTGGTGGATCCTCAACAGCAACACGCCCGAGCTCCCGCCTGGCTGGATAGGCGAAATCCACGACCTCACCATCAACCAGCCCATGAAAACACTTTTTGCCGTTCTCGCTCTCCTACTGACAGCCTGCGCAGCCCCAAAGCCTGAGCCGATCATCCGCCGCGCCGAAGCCGTTCCTGCGCCGGTCGAGATTCTGATTTCGACCAGCCCGGCCGGTGGACTCGTCGATTGGAACGGCAACGTTTTAGGCACTGCACCAGTGACACTCAAACTCACTCCCCAAATGTTTAACGGTCTCCAAGTGTGGCCATACAACGGAGCCCATACGCAATACATCCGCGCCCGCTGGCCCGATGGCAGCGCCGCCGTAGAACGCTTTGACAAAAACCAAGCGCTTCCCCAGGCAATCGGCATTGTTTCGCCATTCGGCAGAAATCCCCTGCTCGATATGATCAACGCGGAAAATAAAAATCTCACGCAGAAAAAAAGACCATGACCCGCCGCGCCTGATTTCATCAGCTTCCGCACCTGTCAAGCATTTTCTAAAAAATAATTTCAAAAAAAATAAAAAAAGCGCTTGCAGTAAATTTAATTCTCCGCATATTTAAATACAGCAGGCCGCCAAAGGCCCGCACCGCGTCGGACGGCATCCGACACAAAAAACCGCACCGGACGGCATCCGGTCCAAAAAATGAAAACACTAAAAAACGCAGTCGCCCAACTTTTCGCAGTTGGTTCCACGCTCAGCCTCGCCCTCGGCGTCGCATTCACCCTCACCCACGGCCACAGCGCAGCCCTCATCGGCCTTGCAGCCTTCACCGTTCTTGGCCTCATCGCCTCCACCCTCAACCCCACCATCTAAGGAGGACCGACCATGGAAACCGATATTTCTCACGAAATCAAAATCAGCCGCGTCAGAGAATGCCCAAGCGTCATTTGCGATAGCGCAGAAAAAGCCCTTACCTATTGGAAAGAATCTGTCACAAGCGCCGACTGGTTTAGTCCCGAGCGCGAAAACATTCTGGCTCTCATACTCAACACCAGGCTGCAAGTAACCGGCCATTCGATTGTCAGCATCGGCACACTTTCCGAAGCCGGTTGCCACCCTCGAGACGTTTTCCGCGCTGCCATTGCTTTAAATGCATACGGCATTTTACTCATGCACAACCACCCAAGCGGAGACTCATCGCCAAGCGCGGCAGACTATCGCATCACCCGCGCATTAAAAGAAGGCGCAGGCCTTTTACAGATAAACTTTGTTGACCATGTGATCGTTGGAGACTCCACCGGCGACCGCCAAGGTTATTTCTCATTTAAAGAAGCCGGAGTAATTTAATTATTTAAAAAAACATGAGCACTACAGAACTACCAGCCTGCCACCAAGACAGCCCGCAGCACGCCGCGTATGTCGCCCGAGTCGAAGAGCTCGAGGCCGAAGGCTGCGACACCAGCGACGCCCAGGGCATTGCTGATATGGAATTTGACGCATTGACAAACCCCAAAAAACCAACCAAACCAAGCCAAAAAATGAAAAAATACACAACAGCAGGCTGCCGGGCAGTAACGGCAGAAAACATGAGCGAGGCAGCCGGAATTTTTGCGGACCGCATGGCCCGCAAAAAATACGGCAAAACCGGCTATGCCCGCACCTGCAATTTGGAATCCTGGAGCCAGGATCAAACGCTCGGCGAATACAGCGCATTCATCGGCTATACTCCCGCCGGCAAACACAACCGAGGCACAACGGTTGGAGGAAACATCCGCTTCAGCGTTTACGCAGAGGAGGACGCAAAATGAGCCCACAAGCCGATCTCCTCGACATCCTGCGCCGCCATGGGGCCGACACGCTCGCCGATGCAGTCGAAGAGTGCGAACTCGGGCCGGTCGGACTCGAAGTCCACGAATGGCGCGACGATCTTGGGCAGGCCGTTGTCAGCAGACTCAACATCCACGCCGACATGATCGAGGATTTTGAATCCGCCCAGATTGACGGGTTGGATTTTATCATTCGACCATAACCCCCGAGCAACAACCCCAAAAACCAACAACCTCTCACACACTGCCCAGCCGAGCGCTGGGCAGCAGTGAGGGCCAAGCCCACCCGACCAGGCGGCACCTGGACCAACAACCGCACCGGACGGCATCCGGTCCAAACATGACATTGCACGAAGTGAAAAAAATAATGTTGCACGACAAACAAACATGCGCCGCACGAAACGACGACGGAAGCTGGAGCATCATCGACACAGCCGCCAAAGCACTTTCCGAGCGGCTTCCGCTTGTTGATCCGCACATCACCACAGCCGCCGAGCTTGCCCAGGACGACGCCGAAATTCTGCCATCGCTGGTGAACGGGCAGCCGGTAATTACCCCCGCGGAGGCTTGCAATATGTCGGATGGCCGCGAAATTTAAACCCAAACCAAACCACCCACATTTAAAAAATGACAGACCTCAACGAACCACATGGAAACACCGGCAAACGCAACGCAGCCCGCGATCCCGAAGCCGACAACATGAATGCAAAAATTCAGTTTTATTGTTGGCCCGAAGAAAAGAGCGCCTGGATTCGCGCCGCGCATCCTCAAAAACTTTCCTCTTGGATCCGCCAGCAACTCAACCAAGCCACCGGCCGCCCCGAACGCCCCGACCCCGAAGAATGGCGTCAAATCCGCAAGTAGCAAGTGGCCTCCAAAGTGGCGACCTTAAACACAACTCACTAATAATGAACGCACCATTCACAAACTACGGATCAGAAGGTTTGAGGTTCGACTCCTCATGGCTGCACTCCCCTCCTTTCTCTCAAAGTGGCATCCTTGTGCCATTTTACCTACACAACAATCAGAAGTCGGTCGGTTTTACTGGGGTTGCAAGCTTTCTTTGCTTTCTTCCAAATGTGGTGTTTTCTTGGGTGAAGTGGCGACCAAAGTGGCGACCCAAAGTGGCGACTTTTACCTTTCTGACTGGAGGAACAACAAGATGAGAAAACATGGCGAGATTACGGTGGATTATATTAAAGCGAAGCGGGCTTGGTATTATCGCGTGCAGGAAAATGGTAAGCGGGTGTCTAAGTCAACCGGCGTGCGGAGTGACTCTGCGGCTGGGCGGGCCCAGGCGATAGCTAAGGCCAAGGCTATTGCAGGCGCGATTCAATCGAAGGATGAGCACAAAATTGCTGCGGTGGTGAAGCGGCCGGGCTTTGCGAAGTGCGGCGAGGTGGCGGAGATTTACAAGGTGCATGGACCGGCGGCGTCGGTGACGAAGAGCCTAAGCCGGTTTGCGACTTTTGTGCGGGAGGTGACAGAGCGGCAGGACTGGCAGGAGCAGAGCACGCACCTGGTGCTGACGGCCTCGGCGATGCGGGGATGGATTGAGGCCCAGAAAAAGGCTGGGCGCTCGGAGAGCGGCATCCATACCGATGTTCAGACGATCAAGAGCGTAGTGGCCCGCAAAAGATTCTACCTGTTTGAAAAATTGAAGCTGCCGAATCTGACGGATTTTTGGGCGGTGTCGGGGGGCTCGGCGACGACGGAGGGTTATCAGCCTATCGACCGCGAGGCGCTTCGGCGTATGGATTGGGCGGCGAGGATCCCGCTGCGGCGTCAAAATGCTCGGGTCTGGGCCATCTACTGGCTGATGCGCAAGGCGGGCTTGCGCAATGACGAGGTGCAATATCTCAAGTGGAGCTGGGTGGATTGGCAGAAGGATGGCACGGCGGACCTGGTATTGATTAAGCGCGACGACTGGGCTCCCAAAGGCCGGAGCGGCCGCGTGCCGATGCGGGCGCGGTTGCTGCGGCTGATCCAGAAGGCGCTTGCAGGCGAGAGCGAGTATGTGATTCCCAGGACAAGCAAGACGGAGGCTTTTGACCTGACGCATTACGGCATCAATGAATTTGTGAGGCTCTACATTCCTGACGGGGAGAAGGGCGCTTACAACCTGCGTAAGGAATACGGCGCTCAGATTGCGGCGAGGGATGGCATCGAGGTGGCGAGCCGGTTACTGCGGCACAGGGACATCCAGACCACATTTAATCACTACCACAATCTCATCAACCGCCCGAAGCCGCTGTAATTCCCTGCGGGCTTATTTGGATTCACTGGCGGGGGTGGCTTGAAAAAGCCGCCCCCGCTTTGCTTATTCCATGAGGGCTTGTTGTTCGGAGCGGGCGGCGCGGAGGTTGATGAACTCTTGCTTGGCGCGGTCTTTGAGGTCGGGGCGGGCGAGGAGGATGCGGTATTTCGCGGCGGTGGCGGCTTTCTCCAAGGCGCGAGTCATGGCTTTGGCTTTGATGTCCCATGTGGCTTTGTCGTAGCGGGGATCGGAGAGGACGAACTTCTCCAGCGCGGCGATGCTGAGGGCTCCCATGTCTTTCTGCATGGCGCTGATCTCTTCGGAGGTGAGGCGGACTTTTACGCCTTCGACGGTGAACTCCGGTTTGACCTGGTTGGGGATGGCTCCGGCCTCGGCGGTGTATTTGTAAACCTGGCTTATCTCGGTGAGCGCTGGGCTGCCTTTGATGTAGGAGACCATCGAGGGGTTGAAGAGGACATTGAAGAGCGTGTTGCTGTCCTTGGCCCAACGCTCGATGGGTTGGCCGGTGATGTCGTATTTCGGCGGGAGGGTTCGACTTTGGCCGGGGAGCTGGGCTTTGAGTTCGTTGATGAATTGCCGAGCTGGGGAGCTGTCGCGGGTTTCGCGGGCGGCGTTGTCGGTGAGTTGCATCCATTGCCTTGCGGCGGTGGGGATGAAGGTGCCGGGGGCGTCGGCGGCGGTTTTGAGGAGTGCGCCAGGGATGTTGTCGTAGCCGACATCGCGGGCGAATTGATTGAGGCCGGTGAGGAGGGGTTGCTCGACGAGGGAGTTCATGGCTCCGGTGGCTGCGCCGCCTGCGTAGGCGAGCCAGTTGAGGCCGGTGGCGGCGAGGCTTTGCTTCTTACCTGCGAGGATGTCTTGCTTGATGGCTTCTTGATTCTCGCGGGAGTAGGCCCCCATGGCGACGCCGATGGAGAGAGGCTGCGCCCAATCGTAGCCGATCACCATATCGTCGCGCTGTTGTTTCTGAGGGGTCCAGAAGTTGCCGGTCATGAGGGCTCGTTTGAGGGCGCTGGTGTTGAGTTTGTAGGATCCCCAGCCCATGGCGCGGTTGAGGTTGCGTTTGTCTTCGTCTTTCGAGTCGCTGCCAGCGGAGATGATGCCGAGGTGGGCAAGCCAGTAGCCGGTGGCGACGAGGCCGGTGGTGCCTACGAGGGCGCGGGAGAAGGAATCAGTAAAGGCTTTCTGGTCGAACTCGCGGGAGCTGGAGAGCATCGGCGCGAGGCTTTGGTAGGCGGTATTGATGAATCCAAGCGGGGAAAATTCCACGGCGCGGGTGAGAATCGAGCCGGGGACTTGGGTAAATTTCATCAGGAGGGAGCCGATGCCCCAGCGTTGATTCAAGTTGAGGACGCGGCGGAGCCCGCCGAGCGTGCGGCTGGCGACATTTGGGTCTTGGTAAATGGCGCGGCCAGCATCCATGCGGGCGGCTGTCACCATGTCGGTATCGGGCGCGAGCATGGGGTTGCCATTTGCGGCGGCAGCTTTCATGCGGGTGTCGAGGCTGGCACGGAAGGCGGATTCGTAGAAACCCCGGTCGGTGATGGAGAGGACAAGGCCAAGAGTGGATTCGAGTTGGCGAAGGACGGGAGCGGTGAAGGTGGGGCCGCTGAGGGCGGAGATGTCGGAGGCGTTGTATTTGCCCGAGGATTGCAGGCGGCCGAGGCGGACCAGCGTATCGACGCCCTCGGCGATGCTTCCGATGCGGCCACGGCCTTCGGAGCGGGCGAAGTCGTAGCCTGCTTTGATGTCCCCTACTCCGGCTCCCAGGCCCATGAGGCGTTCACCTAATGAAAGGCCGGTGCGGGTGCGCTCGCCGGTGCCCAGGGAAACCAAGGCATCCATCGGCACGGAGACGGTATCGGCGGCGAGGTCTGCCCCGGCCATGAGGGTGTTGCCAACCACATTTCGGATCACCGTTTTTGGGTTCAGCAGCATGGCGATGGTCTGGATGGTGTCCACTTTATCGAGGAAGCCAGGCGGCATGAAGTCGCGGTAAACGACATCGAGGGCTTCGGCGGCCTTGACCAGCTTGATGCGGGGGTCGGTGGCTTTCTCGTGCTGGGCGAGGATGCGGCGGACCTTGGCGCTGTGCTCGGCGCTCCAGTGCGGGATGCCGAGCATCTTGGCCATGCCTGCGTGCAGGCTGGCATCGGTGAGCTTGCCTTCGCGGTTGAGGCGGATGAGGGAGCCGAGCTTGGATTTATCCAGGCGGCGGTCGGAATCGGCAGTGGCGAGGAGGTCTTGGAGGACTTTGGCGCGGGTGTCCTGCGTGGTCTTGAGGAAGTCGCGGACGATGCTGCCGGAGATGCGGGCGGCTCCTTTGTCGGAGAGACCTTGGCTGGTGAGGATGGATGAGGTCGCGGCTTGGGCGGCGAGCGGCGTGGGTGCGCCGAGGATGGCTTCGCGGATGGCGATGTTGACCTGCACGGCATCGACTCCGGCGGGCAACGAGGATTTGATGAGGTCTTTATTGCCGACGATGGCGGCGGTGGTGGAGTCGCGGCGGAGCTTGTCCACCTCGCCTTGCAACTGACCGGCCTCGGTGATCTTGGCTTGGATATCGGCTTTCTGCTTGTCGGTCTTGGCGGGCTTGGTCGCGGCGGCTTGAAGTTGGCTCTGTGCGAAAAGCTCGATGCCTTGCGGGCCGAGGCGGCCGATCATCGAGAGGGCTTGGATGGCGCGGCCTTGGTCGGTGGCTCGGGTGGCCATCATGTTGGCGATGGAGGCGGCATCGGCATGGCGGTTGCGGTTTTGGAGTTGCGCCATGAGTTCCATGCCGGTGGCGTAATCCTCGGCGGTCGGCTGCCAGCCTTCGATGGCGGGCTTGCCCATGAGGTCGGTGAAGGCGGTGTCGATGCTGCCTGCCGAGTCGATGCGGGCGCGGGCGTTGGCGAGGGTTTGGGCGTTCGAGACGGGATCGTAGTCCAGCGAGGTGAGGCGGGATTTAACTTCGGGCGCAACGCCGGGGGCGGCTTGGAGGGATTGGCCGAACTTGCGGGGCTTGGGGCCAGTGCCAGGAGAAATGTTTACGCTACCACGCTCGCGGGCTTGGGGCAGGTATTGCCCGCCGGAGACGGCTTGCCACAGAGAAGAGAGGACATCGCGGATGGTTTCACCAAACTTCTGCACCATGCGCCCAGACCATGCGGCGAAATCCATGCCCGCTTGGTAGATGCTCTGGCCGAAATCTTGCACCACACCGAAGTCGATGTATCCGGCCTCGCCTTTACGCTTCATGTTCTCTGCCATGATTTCGGAGAACGGGCGGGGGGCGGGCTCATCACCAAACAGCGAAGGCGTGCTCTCGTAGCCGTCTTTGATTGACGCAGCGCGGCGGGTGGCTTCCGTCTCCTCGGGGCTTGAAGCAGCAGCAGGCTGCACCATTTCGCTGGTAAGGTTGAACGGGTCTTGCGTTGCCGAGAAAAGCGGCGCTTGCTCCTCGCCAAAAGCCAGCACCCGCACCTCGGCCAGTGTGGTCGGGTCATCGAGGAAGTTGACATACTTCTCCCTGCGAATTTGGAGTTGAGCAATTTTGTTTTGGATTGCTTCTGGATTCTTTATATCGACGCCCATTTTGCGGGCAGCGTCAGGGCGTTTTAGTGCGCCTTTAACGGAAAGAATTTGATTGTCGATTTCCTCGATCCGTTTCTGGCTGGCTTTAACCAAAGCGACAGCCCTGTTTAAGTTTTCATCTGAGTTTCCAAAGAGGTCGCCTTGTTTGGCTGTTGGAGATTTGGCGCGGGCGCTAAGGGTGATAAGTTGGGTGAGCGCCTCGGGAGTAAAGTCTTTTGCAAAGGTCATGCCCACCCGTTGCAGTTCCACATCCCGTGGAGCAGCAACAGCTATGGCGTCGGCTTTGGCGTCTGAGATTTTTCCTGATTGATGTAGCGCGTAGAGATCATCCGTGCCCAACGCCCCGATTGAGAATCCGGCACGGCCTTTAGCCCTTGAAAGAAGGCTTCTCTCTGTTGCTTGGTCATAGGTGAGTCCGGCGTTTCGGAAGTAGCTGGAGTAGTCTTTGGTAGTTCCTTGTCCATCACGGATATTGAGTTCTGCATCTAATGTTAGTGCGTCTTGTTTGGTAAAGCCATCGGCTTCATTGAAAATCTGGGTAGGTATTGTCTCCTCTTGATTTCTGCGAAAAAGGTCAAGCCGGTGTCGGCCACTAATGACTTCCACATCTCCATTGAGTCTTTGCCAGGCAATGATTGGAGCAAGCCCACGCCTATCGACTTTGCCTTGGAGGGCTTCGCCCTGCACCACTCCGGTTTTTGGGTCGGCATTGTCCTTAAAGTTCGGCACATCCTTTGAGAGCTTGAGCTGCGCTACTGGGAAATCCACGGCAGGCATTCCTGCAATATACGAAACAGATGCCCCCTCCCCGGTGATCAGGTCGGGTGATCCTGTTGATGCAGGCGCTCCACTTGCGGCGGCTGGGGCCGTAGAGGTGTTCGGGGGAATAGGGGCGGCAGGAGGAAAAATTTTATCGTTAGGGTTTCTTGCGGCAGCTTCTGCTGTGACAGAAAATCGAACGCCACTGGCATTGTCGGAAACCGTAGCAGGCGCAGGGTTAACCTGTGGGTTAACTGCGGCAGGCGGGGCGAAGGTATCATTTGATACCTCGGGCGGCGGGGCAAAAGTCGAGCCGAAGGCTTCATCGAGGGCGGTCTGGTCGATGGGGATCTCGGGAGCGCGGACTTGGCCGAGGGTGCGTGGGGCTTGGCCGGTGGCGGTGGCTGGTGCCGGGGAGGAAATAGGGGTGAAGTTTTGCGGGACTTCGGCGGGGGCTGTCTCGGGAGGAGGAGGGGCCGTGAGGGGTTGTTCGTTGCCTCGCACGGTCTGGTAGGTATCGACGGCGGCCTTCGGGGCCATGAGGAAAGGGATGGATGTGGCGGTCTGCTGGATGGTCGAGGCGATGCGGTCCCAGGCTGAGGCTTTATCCTTGGGCGGGGTGACTCCGGCGGACCACTCGGCGAGCTTCTCGCCGGAGATGCTGAGGAGTTCTTGGGTGGTCTCTTGGCCGATCTGCTCGACATATTCGACGCCTTTCTCCTTAGCGAGCGCGGTGAGGCGGGACTTGATGCCCCCGGCCACGGCTTGCGCTGCGGTTTGCTTGACGCCTGGGACGAGCTTGCTGACTTGAGCGAGTTCGATGGCGGCATAGGGTGCGCCGAAGCTGGCAGCGACGGTGCTGGAGATATTATGCGGCACGCCTTCCTTGCGGAGCTGGTGATACATGGAGCCTGCGCCTTGTTTATACCAATACTCAGAGCTACCTGCGGCCGTGCCTGCGGTGTAGCCGAGAGCGGCGGCGGCAGGGACGGTGACGATCTCCTCGGGGGTGACGACTTGCGGCCCGACTTGACCGGCGATGGCGGCTGCCGTGCCTGCGGTCATGGCTCCTTTTAAACCGAGCGTGTTGCCAGAGACGAGGCCATCGACCATGGCGGGGAGCATTTGCGTAGCGGAGAGAACGCCTTCGGAAAGCCAGTTGCCACCTTTGAGCGGCCGCGTGGAGGGTTCGAGTTGGCCTTTGACTTTCTCGTAGTCCACCTCGCCCATCATGGCGCGGTAGGCGAGCTGGTCATCGACGGCCTGCTCGCGGCCGAGACGCCAGCGTTGCTTGAGCTTGTCAAAAAATGAGGGGTCGAGACCTTCCTGCTCGGCCTTGTATTGCACGGCGGCGGCTGTCTGTTCCTCTTGGAGCTTCGCGGCAGCGGCGGCATTGGCCTCGGGGCTTACTGCCTGGGCGCGGCGGATGGTAACGGTGCCATCGGCGTTCACCGGGGCGGCTCCGAGTTGGACCTTCTCGTATTCCGGCAGGCCGAGTATCTCGCCCATGGCGGCGGCTTGCTGGCGACGCTGGCCTTCCTCGGGGTCGCGGTAATCGAGCACGCCTAGGGCATTAGCGAGGTCGGACTTAAGGACGGGGAGATTCTCGGCCGGGGTGGTGGCCTCGGCGACGGCTTGCTGGGTGGCGGCTTCGTTTGCGTGGATCACATCGAGGAGGGGATTGCCCTTTGGCAATGTCGGCGCAGTAGATGCGTTGCCTCTGATGATGTCCATGAGGGGATTGCGCTTCGGTAGCGGCGCTGGCTCGGCAGGAGGCTCGTTTGCCGCAACATCCTGCGGCGGGTCTCCCGTGAGGTCCATGCTATCCAACGCACCGACGAGATCGGATTGCGGATACGGCACCTCTCCCTGCTCAGGCAGCGCGGTGTCTTGGTCGATAGCCAGCGCACCGGCGCGAGCCGACGAGCCAGAGGAACGGATGATGTCCAGAAGGGGGTTTAGAGCCATGGAATGCTATTATACTAAGGCTCCCAAACGCTCTTCTTCTGTGGCGGAAACACAGCATCGACGGCCCATTGACCAAAACCATTTAAAAGCCCGGCTTTGATCTGATCTTGCGTTGCACCTTGGGCGGCTGCGTCCCTCGCATAGGAGCGGATCGTCTCGGCGTTCATCTTGTCGGGCTGCGCTGCTTTGGCAGCAGCGGTCGCAGCGGCTTTGCCTGCGTAGGCGTTGCCGAGGGCAGTGTATTGCTCTCTTGCCAACTGCTGTTTCTGCATGTTTTCGAACTCGGCGGCATGGGCCATGACTGCGCCGGACATTTTGTTGGCGTTGCCTTTGGTGTCTTCGAGAGCTTTAGCCAGGGAGACTTTGAATTTTTGGCCCTGCTCTCCGTAGTTGTCGGAGAGGCTCATCATGGCTTGGCCGCTTGCCATGGATTGCTCCATCTTGGCGTTATCTTGTTTGTTCTGTTCGACGCGCTTATTCACCATTCCCATGACGGTGTTGAACGAGGAGGTGAGGGAGTTCTGCATGTTTGCGACTCCTTGGGCGCGGATGTTGGTGGCGTTGTTGGCTCCTTGGGCGTAAATCTCGGCGGAGCGGTCGGTGACGGCGGGGGCGTATTGCATGGGGGATTAGGTGGGGTTGAGGAGTTTGTGGGCGAGGGTGAGAGGAACGGTATCAAAGCAGGCTCCGGTGGCGGCGTGCCAATCGCGGGCTGCTTGGCGGAGTGCTTCGCGTTGGGCGTGGGCGAACCATTGCTGGTCGGTCCAGGCGTGGTCGGTGAGCCAGGCTTGCGCGGCGGTGGGGTCGGTGATGCCGAGGCGATGCCACATGCGGGTGCTGGCGGCGAAGATGTCTTCGGGTGTGGTGACGATGCCGAGGAGCTGCGCCAACTCGGAGACGAGGTGGAGGTCGGTGGCGAGGGTGCGGTCGGCTTCGCTGGTGAGGTGGTGCTGGCGTTGACCGTTGCCAATCGGAAGGTCGTTGGCGAGGAGGGCGAGGAAATAGGCGCTGTGCGTGTGCTGGGGCGTGTCGTGCTGGATAGGAGCGGCGACATGCTGGGCGTGGCGGATGGCTTCCTCTGCGTCGAGGGCTTTCTGGTCGCGGTAGTTCTCGCGGATGAGGTCTGCCACGGGGCCGAGGGCTTGGCGTAAGCGAGGCCAACTGCGCTCGACATAGTAGATGCCGCGAGCTGTGATGAGGATGCCTGCGAGGTCAGCTGCTGGCAGGAGGCCGTCTGCGACGAGGCACTCGGCGGTGGCGCGGAGGTTGACGAGAGGGATGGAGAGGGCGCGGTAGCCGTCTTCGGCGTGGCCGTGAGCGAGGGCTACATCCGCATCGTCGGTGCAGGATTCGTCGGCATACCACCCGGCGATGATGCCGACTGGCTCGGCTCCGTAGCGGGCGCATTCCACAGCGCGGAGTGCGCCGAGGCTGCCTGCGCCAATGACGCGGCATCCCTGCTCGATGGCGAAGAGGATTTCCTTGTGCCAGGGGGCGAGGCTTTGGTGAAAGAGGCCGTCGATTAAAAGGATGGTATCTGGACCTTCGAGAGCGGCGGCGGCGATGTCGCCTTGCTGTGCCGGGGGGCGGAGGTTGGCATCAGCGGGGATATTTGCGGGGCGTGTGGGGCCGAGGAAGATTTTCATTTAGCCCTCCTGGCGCGGTGTCCTGGTTGCGAGTAATCGAAGGTGTAGCCTTCCAGCGTAGGGGTTATGATTCGCACGACGCTGCATGGGTAGTCGTGGCTGAACTCATAGACGAGCGGCTCGGGGATACCTGCGGCATCGAGGAGATCGAGGAGGGTATCGATGTCTGCCTCAAAGGTGTCGCCGGAGCGGTCGGGATGAGCGTTTGCGCTGGTGGTGGCGTGCTTGTAGAGGCGGGCAAGGATAGCAGATGAGTCGGTGGCTTTGACTTTCTCGTAGCGGGCGTGGAGGAAGTCGTCGCGGCTCCCAGCGATCCATACGGCGCGGGCTTGGATGGTCTCGGTGAGAGCGCGGGCTTGGGCTACTGCTGGATCGAGGTGGGCGGCGTAGCCTTTATTGACTCCGCAGCCGCTCTCGCAGTCGATGAGGTAGGCTATGTAGGTGGGCAGGCCGATGTCGCTGGTGACATCAAGGAGCACGGGGGTGATGTCGGCGTCGCGCAGTGTGCGGACGAGGCGGGCTACGGTGGGGTCGGTGATGGTATCGAGATCGACGCGGGGAAAATCTTGTAGCCTGTGTTGGGCAATGGCTGTGGCGTCGCGTTCGATGCACTCGTAGAGCCCACCAGCGACGGCTTCGGCATAGGTGTTGCCGGAGGAGAGGCCGTTGCTGGTGTAGGCAAATGGCAGGCTGGTAAGTGGAGCGGGGTCTGGACGGGCGAGGAGGCGCACGGTGTCGGTGGGCACCATGCGGGCAGCTCCACTCTGTAGGCCGCGCACCTCGGTCCATGGCATGAGGGCGTGGGGGTGAAAGACAGCTCCTTTGGAAAGCGGCAGGCGTGTCTCGGCTTTGTCGCCGAGCTGCGCTGCGGTGGCGAGGATGTGCCGAGGGCGGCTGGTCTCGCCGACATGGCGCTCAAAGCCTTCCATCATTGCCGAGCATTTTGCTGCGGCGGGGGTGGCTCCTTTGCCAGAATCCACGGCCAGCACGATGGCATCTGGCCGGATGCACTGAGCGACACAGATACCGATGCGGTCGAGCCCGGTGATCTCGGCGAGGCGGGTAATGCCTGCGGCGTGAAAATGCGGCCGCATGCGCTCCAGCGTTTGCTCTGGAGTGCAGGCGCGGTGGGCTCCTTCGAGTCGGATTTTCGCTGTTAGTTCCAAGACCATTGAAGGGTGCGGAGTGTGAGGCGGGCGATGAGGCGGCGGAGTGGCGTGGTGATGGCGGCGGCGATGGATTGGCCGTGCTGGCAGTAGAGGCGGATCGTGCGGTCGCTGGCATGGCGCAGCATGGCGCGGCGGTATTCCATCCAACGAGTAGTGGCCGTGCCGAAGGCGGCGCGGGCTACCCAGCAGGCGGCAGCTGCGGCTCCTATGACGGCGCTGGCTCCCATGGCTGCTCCCTGGAGGCCCATATTCGCGGCATTGTCGCTCGCCTGGGCTCCCATGTAAGCGCTCTGGAGAGAGGCGTTGTTGTTGAGGGCGGAGTTGCGCCGGGTTTCGAGCATGTTGGTGTTGAATGTATCGACGTTGCCGATGGTATTGAGCGCGTTGCCGTAGGCGGTGCCGATGGTGTTCATGCTTTGTCCAGTGACGCCCTGACCGAAGCTCGCTCCTGGAGCGAAGGCGCGTTGGTAGGGGTCCACGGTGAGGTTGGCGTTGGCCACATTGAGGCCGAGCGCGGCGGCATTTTGGTAGGCGGCGGCTTGCTGGCCGTAGAGGCCGGAGGCTTGGCCCAGCATTTGTCCGGCGTAGTTGCCTCGGGTGATCTGGCTATTGATGCCGGAATTATTGGCATTGAGCATGTAGGCGCGGTTCATCTCAACTTGACGTTGGTTGGCGTCTTGGTTGGCCATCGTGGCTTGCTGAGCGTAGCCTGCATCGGCCATCGCAGATTGTTGGCGTCGGCCTATGTTCGATTCCATGCGGCCCATGTAGGCGGCGTTTGCAGCTTGGCGGATGTTTGCTCCTTGGTTGGCTATGCCGGAGGCGAAGGCGCGGCGGTCGGCTTCGCGGGCGGTAGCGAAGCGGTCGCGGTTGAGCAGCTCGGCAGCCATGGCGCTCTGACCGGTGGCAAGGCCACGGGCGGCATAGCCTGCGCGGGCGCTCTGCGCGGCGTCGCGTTGTTGCTCGGCGGAGAGGCTGCGGCCGAGCGCAAGGTCGGAGCTGGCTTGGCCTTCGAGCTGACCGAGGATGCCGCGTCCTGCGGCTTCGCGCATGAGACCACGCTCCGCGGCGCTGGCGCGGATGTCGCCTACGGGACGCACTTGTGCTCCTTGCACCTGGTCGGCGCGTTGGGACATGGCTGCACTACCGAGGGCACCGATCTGGCGGTCGAGGGCGGTCGGGCCGTTGGCAAATTCCTGCGCGTCGGCGACATTTTCTTGGCCGGTTGCGACGAGGCCACCGATCTGGTCGCCTGCCTGGTTAAGGCGGGCAGCATTTTGGGTGGCTCCTGCTATGGCGGTATTGGCGCGGGCGGCGTAGTCGTTATTGAGTTGGCCAGCCAGGCGGTTTATTGTGCCAAACTGGAGATTTTCGAATTCAGGATAGCTGGCCCCGAGCTGGTCGATCTGGTCTTGCGTGATGAGTCGGGAGTTTTCCCGGCTCGCGGCAAACATTTTGTTGTAGTCGAGTTCTTTTGCGGGTTCTGGCACCGGCTGAGGAGTCGGGGCGGATGGTTTCTTGCCGCCCATTATGCCAGCCTCACTTTCCGAGCGAGCGCATTCCAGCGGTAGGCGTGGAGGCGGTAGGAGTTGTGGCGGCACCAGAGAGCCCACTCTTGCGGGCGGGTGGCTACGCGGAGAAATTCGCGCACGGGGTTGGCGTGCCCGACCGATGCGGCGAGCTCGACAAACCAGGCATTTGGGGGGAGGCTTGTGTCCATAATTATTTCGTTGGTTGTGGGGTCGTAGCAGCACTCACTGGCAAGAAGGAATACTTCTGGCGTGCTGTAGATTAGTCCTCCGTGGAGGTGTTTGTGAAATATGTCTTCAAAGTCTTCGGTAGAGTTTTCGAGTTGCCAGGCGCGGGCTCTTTGCCATGGGGTCATTTTAGAATTTGATGCAATACCAAAGCGCAATGTTTTTCGGACGTGTTTCGGTGTCGCCAGCCGGAGATTGACTTGATGTGGTGAATGGGTGTTGGTGTCTCACATTGGCTCCGCCTGTTTGTATGTTAAAAGTTGTTCTATCTTCCAGGTTGCCGTTTTGATTTTGTTCTGGACCTGATCCAGGATATACAGCTCCTCCACTATGAGTATGATCTGGTGAATCGTTGCCAGTTGTGCCAGAGTGCGTGTGAGAGATAACCACATCACCTTGTCTTACGCCCCATGTCCCTGATTGTGTTCCATCGCTGTTCGTGCCATGGCCGCGCACAAAATAACCACGCAAGTCAGGCAGGTTAAATGTTGTAGAGCCATTTCCTGCACCAAAAGTTGTTCCGATAACATAGAACAACAAAGCATACGTCGATCTACTGACAGCCGCGCCATCTGCTATCAACCACCCAACCGGAGGAGTGTAGCTGGCAAACGGAATAATAGCTCCAGGCGGTATAAGAGAAAGCGATGGACTTAGCTTTTCTTGCGTAACACTTCCATTTACTGGCACTGCCGTTACCGTGATATTTTCGGAGCCGTTGAAAGATACGCCGTTTATTGTGCGCGGGGTTTGGAGCCGGGAGGCGGTGTTGGAGTTGCCGGAGCAAGTGGCAGCAATGGTGGCCGTGGCTGAGTTACCGGAGCACGCAAGCGCATTTGAGGCTTGGGTGGCCGTGGCCGAGTTGCCGGTGCAGGAGCCGGAGGAACCGCTCACATTGCCAGTGACATTGGCCGTGATCTGGTTTGCCGAGAAGTTGCCGCTGGCATCGCGGGATACGATGGCGTTGGGCGTGTTCGTGCTTACGGCCGTGGTGGCCGAGTTGGAGACTTTGCCTGGGGTGGCGATGGTTGCGAGCTTGGTATCGACTATGGCGGCTCCTGCGGCGATCTCAGCGTTGACGATGCCGGAGATGGTGGCGTCGTCCACCAGAGAGTTGAGCTTGGCTGGGGTCACGGTCTCGCCCGATAAAAAAGTGCGTCCTTTGGTAATTGTTGCCATAAGTTTTAAGAGAGGGTTTTGGTGGCTTGGCTGGCTCCTGGTGGGAGCACGGCCTCGGCTTGTATGGTGCGGAGAGTCGGGCGGCCAGAGACGGAGCGGAAGCGCAGGTCGAGGCCGGTGGCCTTGCAACGTAGGGGCGCTTTCAACGTGTAGTCTTCGGTAGCCTCGGTCTCATTGGTGAGGGCGGCGACGAGGGAATCGTTGTCCGTATCGGTCGTGACAGCATCGAGGGCGCAGGAGTCTCCGGCATCGAGGAGCACGGTGCCTTTGGCGCGAACGATGCGCTTTTGGTTGAGGCTTCCCCAGCCGTAGCGGCGGGTGAGGAGTTTGCCGGATACGGGCGTAAATCGGTCTTCGTTGCTGGCGATCGGGACGTCATCTCCACGCTCCATTTCATCGAGGAGGAAGAGCTTGCCGGTGCGACTGGCTGTGAAAAGACGGCGCTGGTTTTCGTATTTTGCAATGAGCAGCTCGTCGATATTTGCCGCGTAGGAGTCACGGCTTTCCCACGCCTGGTTGAGCGCGTTCCAAATAAATAAAGTGTTGTTGGCATCCGCCCCCTCGCCGATTGTGACGCCGAGGTAGTATCGGTTGTTGAACCACCGGCCATTGGCCAACGAGGCGCTCTCGACCGTGATTTCTGAAAATTGATCGGCAATCGGGTCCGAGAGCGGCTGGGTGTTGGCGCGGAGTTTGAGGTCGAGCTGAGTGTCGAGCCGGTAAACTCCGGCGTCCGAAAGGAAGAAAACAAACTGCCCGGCGGTCTGGATCGAGCGGCGGGCTACGCAGCCGATCTCATCGGTGAGGAGCGTGAGCTTGGACACGGCAGAGTCCACCGTGAAATCTGTGCCGGTCGGGTTGCTGGTATCGGAGAGGTTTGCGAGCCAAATCGAGTTGCGCAGGAAGACAAGCGCTTGGCCCTCGACCCACGGATGAATGGCGACGAGGTAGTCGTTGCTGCCTTGGTTGGCGCGGAAGGATTGGAAAAAAGGATCGAACGTATCGGGATCGAGCACGTCGGAGATTGCAACCGTATCGCGGCCGTCGGGGATCCATAGGCGGTTGCCGATGTATCTGGCCCACGGCACCGAGCGCAGCGTTTTAAATGTGACGCCTGCTGGCGATACCCCTGCCGGTGTGCGCACGAAGTTGCCCGCTCCACCGTCCCAATAGAGCGGCGGTTTTACGCGGCGCACCGAGATGCCTGCTACGAGATCGCTTGGCGTGCCAGCAGGCACTGAAATGGTAAAGGAATTTGTGGCGCGGGTCACAATGTCAAACTCATGGCCTTGGAATGCGGCTTGGTTACCGTCCTCGATGCGCACGCGCATTCCAGCCGTGTATCCGTGGCCGGCGACATTGACCGTGGCCGTGGTTCCGGAGACAGCGATGCCGCTTGCCGTGGTGTATTGTTTGCCCCAGCCGGGCTGAGAGGCATCGGCCTCGCGGAAGAGGTAAAATCGGTTGAATGCTTGCAGGCACGATGACTTGTCGGTCGGCAAGAGCAGCTCGTCGGCGTCGGTTCCGTTTTGCGGATACGATTTAGTGATGAGCGCTTGGCCCTCGCGGTAGAGCGTGGCATTTGTCGGCCCGCAGAGAAT